GCTGTTAGCTAAATCATAAGCCGTTTTTACCGCTTGTGAAGAAGCCACTGTGGTTTGCGACGTGGAATTGACAGCGTTACTGATGTCGGTTTTATTGACTTTTTGATTTAACGCATTATTAGTATTAACCTGCAACTGTGCCACAGACTGAGCAATGGATTTACCTGCTTTTGCGGTTAATGCCAATACTTCAGAGTCTAGTCCTGTGTCGTTGGTGAGTTGAACAAGCCCTTTGGTTGTGGTACTTGCGAGATCAATCTCGTGAGTATGCCCTGTATTGTCAGCAGTGTTGCGAGTTGTTGCTGTCAGTTTTTTAGGCATCAGTTTTTGTCCTGCAGCTTCAAGGACTTGTTTTAAATATAAAGTACGATTAGCAAGATGCTTAAGGGGCTTGTTAGTCACGCCTTCCACACCACCAAGCACAGGATCGTCTTCTTCAATTTGATAGACTTCTCTTTCCCATTTTGCTGTTTCGTTTAAGCCTGCCATTTCTATTTTTGTCCTTTGTTGAATTAATTTGAACCGTGATTATATTTGCCGTTATAACGAGCTTTTTTGTTATATCTAAGGGGAACGGCTTTATAATCTAGTACTGCTAATACACATCTTGCTGGGGCAAAGTTACGCATAATTTTTCGAATATTAGTTGCTTGGTCATTAGTGACTGGTTCTCTTAATCGAATAGCATAATGAGCCCAACGTTCATTTGCTGGGATATTGACGACATTAGAATTTTCATAAATTCTATCCTTGAGTCCTTCGTCTATTTCAATTTCCCCAAAACCTAGCGAACGTAATACATCTCGAATTGCCTTAGGTGTGCCTTTTCTACGGTGTAATTCAATCGCATTGCGAATTAGAGCCTGTTTAGAGTCATTATCTTCTGCAACAAATTCACCGTCATAACCTGTGACACTCCATTTTTCTGCCAACAGTGGAATAAATTCATCACCTAGTAATTCCACTATTGTTGTCATAATTTTGGCGTGGTTTAAATGATCTAACTGATTGCTCAAATTCGCTAAAGCTACATATTTAGGGTCATTTACAATGATGTCGGGGTATACTAACTTAGCCATTACTGCGTTCCTCTTTTACTTCGATTCGCAATGCAGTACAGTTTGCCCATTCATTTTCAGCAATGACTGTTTTTGCTGGTGAAATCAAATTCACATCATATACGCCATCAACACGCAATACCGAAATAATGGCACTCGGTACAATATCCATACCGAGCTTTTTAGTTTTATCTGAAAGATATAACTGCATTGCATCACGAGCCTTGGTTTTCACAATATCTTCACGATAACCATCAAGTAAAATCAATTCTGCTTGAATTTGATAATCTCGTTTGGTCGGAGCAATTACTTCAACGGTATCGCACAATGGGCGTAGTTTCTCTGCACTAACATATTTTTTAATGTCGTTTAATAAACGTGTATCGGGTAAGCCTGTTTTAGTTAATACTGTGATACGAACAAGCCCACCCTTAGGAGTGGCAATATTGACATCTGCAATATCTTGCGACACGGCTCTAACGTGATAGTCATAAGCTGCAATAGAGCCACAAGAACTAAATGCTTCAGGTGCTGCAAGAATCCGCTTGCGGTAGTCATCGTCATTCTCTTCAACTAAACCACCACTAGGTCTATCAATATTGGTGACTTCAAGTGTGGTGGTCGTATTAAGTGATGTTCTGAGATTTTTAATTCGACCAATTTCCCATTCATTACCAATCAGCCCTTTTTTATTACATTCTGCTTCAATTTCAACGTAAGAAATCAAAGGTGTAATCACATCATCATTTAGCGTAATAAAATACAGATCATCAGTAATAGCAACTTGAGTCCCTTTAGGAATTAAAATAGATGAGTGCTCACCTTGTACGCTAAATCGCAGAACACAACGAGCCGCTTTGTCTTTTAAGCGATAACAACCTAATGTTTCACCACACAAATCCAACGCAATCCCCGTTGCCGTTTGCGGAAAGGTTTGACGAAATGCTTCGTTAATCCCTTTACGCACCAACATTTCACGAAAGGCATAAACGTTGATAATCAAGCGTTCAATATGAGCAGGTTGTAATACTTTGCCAGTTTCTTGTTCATATTTTGCGATAGTCTCGGCAAGAATCTGTTTAACATCTTCAGGCACAACGGTAATGTCATAACGACTATTTATTTCCATAATCAAACTCCGTTGCATAAATTTGACGTTCAATATCTTCAGCAACACACCATTTCACATTAAAGAAAAAATGCGGTGCTTCACCACTAATTTGCACTTCTTGTACTACCACGCGTTTTTCCCATTTATCAATCGCCACAAAAATTTCCCGAACCATATTTGGTACAGCAATATCGAAGGGCTGATCAATATATTCAAAATGATTTGAGCCAAAATCAGGGCGCAATACATCGCTTCCTTTACGAGTAGAAAGGATGTTAATAATGCACTGGTGTAAATCACCTTCCCCCTGAATGCTCTCAACGCCTTCAGGGGCAATTTGCCAATGTGTATGTTGAAGTGTATGTGTATTCATAGCCGTGAGTGTAACGGCTATGATGAAGATGGGCTTTTAAACTACTTTAAAGATTGACTAGGCTTTAGGTGTACCTGATGTTTTATTACCACTTTCCACCCCAGTATGAACGTGAGAACCCAGAGAAACAGAGCCTTGTTTTACACTTGGTGCAGAAACTTCGGTCGCAGAGGTAATAGCACCTGTGGCGTGCAAACTGCCATTGATAACTGTATCACCGTTGATTTCAGTCGGAGCATTCACCATCGCTTGAGCTGCGGTGACGGTGACTGTACCACTGGTTTTGACTATCACATCGCCTGTTTTACGATTGTGGGAAATTTCCGTGCCATTTTTGAATTTATGTAACCACATTTCACTATCTGTAACAGGTGTTGGATCTTCACTATTATAAATCGACCCAAGCACATATCCACCTTCACCCCTTGCATCTAAAATCATTGCCACCAACTCGCCCACGTCGGGCAAACCGTAAAACTGATTACCGCCTGCATTGATGGTAAAAAATGGCAACCACGCTGTTTCAAAATCTTCTAGCGTTGGGATTTTGACTTTGACACGGTGATTTTTCGGATCGACTTGACTGACAAAACCTTCTTGATAGGTTGCCCCAAAGTTATGGGTAACGACAGCTTTCTTCATTTGCAAAATTCCTGTTAAATCAGACCGCTTGCGGTCGGTAAATCTTCAATAAATTCCAACATTCGAACATCAAGATCGGTCACATATCCCTGACTTTTGGTGTAACTATGACGAGCGGATTTAATCAAGTATTTGCCACTAAACATACCAAAACCTGTCAATAACACCGTATTACCTGCGACTAACTTAGGATTGCCAATCACCTGAATATTGCCTGCTTGTTGGTCATCATTCTGTTCAGCAAGAGCAGCATCTGCACGAGCTTTTATCTGCTCTTGGCTTTCGCCACGAGTCACAATTTTCAAGGTGTCAGCATTACTGGCTTTAGATTGCTTTTTCGTAGGGCGTTTAGGCTTACTGCTTTTTTCGGATTTCACCGTTTTTTTACTATCGGCATTCAGTCCTACCGCTTCAACCTTCTGCACCGCATCTTTAATACGATCTCGAAGCCGTAGCGACAGCACTTGTGAAAAATCCAATACCGTCACAGGTGGACGATTTTCAAGGCTCTCCATTGTGGTGAACACTAAGGTTTTACCCACAACCTTAAAACTGTGATGGTATTCGTGGGCAAGGCGAGTTAAAAACTCTACATCTCGTTCTTGATACTGAGTGACCCGTTTTATTGGGATATTGGCGACTGTTCCTGTAACATCAAGTTTCAAGTTTTTTGCCACTTTTCGCACGATTTCTGCAAGGGTGGTGTTCTCATAGGCTTTAGGCTTTAACGTACGGTTGGATTTACTAATCCCTGTCGCTAAGGCTCGTAGAGTCACCACCGAACCACTGCCTTTGACTTTTGACCAATCAATTTCGTCTAACTCAAACGAGCCTAAATTGACTAATGACTCGCCCAAATACCCTAAATGCAGTTTCAGTTCATCGCCTTGGGTCGGAAACCAAGAGCCAATCCATTTCTGTTCAATATCTTCAAAGGTGACTTGTAGCTCATCAGATTGGTCACTTAAATAATCCGTATAAGTTAGACTAATCAAATGGGGCTTGATGTTATGTGTAATGACCGTTTTGCCGTAAAACAGCTCAAAGGTGGGCGTTTGTACTTGCATTGCTTACTCCTGCATCCAAGGCGGAAGATCTGCCTGCGACGTGGCTTTAACCGCAATCACAGGCACAAATAACGTCTGTCCCATCGGTAACACTTCACAAAACGGAATATGGGGATTAGCATCGATTAAACGGCTTATTTCACCCACATCACCGTAATAGCGATAAGCCAGCAAATCCCAACGTTCGCCTGCCTTAATTTGATGTTCAATTACGCTACTCATCAACATTCTCCTTCGGCTCAGGCGTATCACTGCGTAAAGCAATCCAAGCGGTTAGATGTGCTGCAGGTTTTGCCATTGATTGAGCAATTTCATCGGCTTCATCAATTGCCTTCACACCCAGATCAAACCACGCACCCAAATTATTCTGCCCCAAACCACGACTAAATTCAGTTTGAGCGGTACGCAAGGTCTCACTCAGTTCCACCAAACCATTTAAAAACGGCATAGCCCCTGTTATCCCTTGTGTAAGAATGCCAAAGCTATGACCAAGCCCCACCATCTCAGCCAAACCTTGAGTAGATGAACCTAAGCTACCCAATAAAATCGGCAGTTGTGTTAAGGCTTCTAAAGGGTTATGAGCCAAAGCACGCACAACGGCTACCGTATTGCGGACATCATCAATCGTCTGCCGTGCTTGGCGATACACTTGCACCCCTTTATTGACTAACTGAGCCGTTTTACTGACAAATTGGGTTAGGTCTTTCGGCAAAATTGAAGCAAGGGGAGATAATCCACCAATCGACAACGCAGAACCCAACAAGCCCTGACTGGTATTGCCAACAAATTCACGCAAGCTCACAGACACTTCACGGGCAAGGGCATTGCCTTTGGCATCACTGAATAGAACAGAGCTACTCAAATCTGTAATCACAAAATGCCCTTTAAACCGTGAAAAACCTAACACAAGGGCTAGGGCTTCCTGTTTCTCTTTTGCAGTAACTAACGCTTGATAGCGTTGTTCTACAGGGGCAAGCTGATGATGTAACTTCAGTTGCAAGGTAATATCGGTAAGATTATCGCCCATTGCCTGCAGTTTCGGCTTACCTGATAACACAGCGTGTTCTGCAAAGGTTGCCGAACGACGTTCATCAAAGGCTGAAGGGGCAGTTAATAAATCAAAGGCAATATTGCCAAGTAATGCGTAATTTGCCATTAGTAAGCTCTCCGTCCAAATTGGTCGTTTACTCGATTAAGCAGTTGCTCCAAATCGTATAACATTGCAGGGTCATTTAACGCTTGCAATAACTGTTCTTTTAAATCAGGGGCAGGGGCTGAACCTGAGATCGTGATATTAGGGCTAAAATGCACCGTAATCCCTTGATTATGGGTTGTTGCTGTATTGGAGACTTCATTTCTGTTTAAGGGTTGATAATCCGCAAACAAACCGCCGTCTTTTGCTTGGGGATTAAAGGACGGCGTGCGTAAATCCGTAGGTTGATTTAAGCCCAATAGATTGCCGACCATATTCGCCCCGAATTGAATATCGTCCCATAAACTACCAAAGAAGCCTTTTTCCTTGATTAAGGTTGGTTTAAATATCGTTTCAACCGTATTTAAAACAGGTTCAAATGTCACTGCATTTGAAAGATGTTGGCTGGCTTCAGTTGCAAGAGGTTGAGCCTTATCCATACCAATCACTAAGCCTTCCACTACATTGACACCGTAGCCTTTAAATACACGGCTAGGGGAATGGATCCCTAATTTTTCTGCAAACCAACCTTTAATACCATTGCCTAATTCACTAACTTTTTCTTTAGCTAAATTCCACGCATTGCTGATACCATTGACTAAACCGTCAATGATGTTTTTACCAAAATTGCTAAATTTTGCAGGTAAATCAATCCCAAACCAATTTAATACTGAAGTAAAAATCGTAGTGAATAGAGCTAGAGGATTAAAAGAAAGGATAATGTTACCAAGAGCAGAAAAGTTACCACTAAATAAACTCTTGAGATTTTCCCATAAGCCTGAAAACCAGTTACTTATCCCACCCCATACAGACGACCAAATTCCTGAAATACCATTCCAAAGATTACTGACAAACTGACTGAAATTATCAAAATAAGGCTTAATAGTTGTCCATAGATTAAGGAAAAAACCTTTAATGGGTTCCCAATACTGATAAATAAAAAGGGCAGCAGTTGCAATTCCCATTACTGCTAGTCCTATAGGGTTAGTTAATAGCGCTCTAGATAACCAAACTACTGCTGTTTTTGCTTTAGCAAAGGCTGTTCCCAACATAGATACTGATGTGGCAGCACCACCGAAACGAGCTAATCTAATCATATTGAAGACTGAATTTACTTTTGCACCAAACACAGCAATCGCTTTAAATGGGCTCATAAATAGATTAAACCCATAAGTAGCAGCAAGTATTCCCATTTTGATACCAACAAAACCACCAACAATACCAATACTTGTTTTAATAAGTCCTTTATTTTTCTCAATCCAAGGAGTTAAGGTATTTTCAATAAATGCTTGAGCAACATTGGCAAACTCTTTAATATCTTGAGCAAAGGCTGAACCAAAAGTACCAACAGCACTTTCCCAAACACCACCTAATTGTTCTAAAGCAGCTCCCAGTGTCGCTGTTTTCTGGTTAATACGCTCTTGAAGGCTTGCTTGCTCTCGCATTTTTGTGAGCATTTCTTCCAGACCTTTTTTACCTTTTTGAGCAAGAATATCTGCAAGTCGCCCACCTTCAATACCAAAAAGCTCATTAGCTACTAAATCAACGCCCTTATCTCCATACTTCGCTCGGATTTTTTCAAATTTCTCCATTTCAGAGAGCATACCTTCAATGCCTTTGAATTTACCCTTCTTATCCCAAAAGTTAAATTCAATCCCAACGGAATCAAGCATTTCTCTTGCCTCTGCTTTCATTCCCTTTTTGGCTTGACGTAACATCTCAGGACCTTTATTCATTCGGGTTAGCATCATATTAAACCCAGTTCCAAATGTAGAACCTTCTAGCCCCCTTTGTCCTGCTAGGGCTTCTATTGCAAGCACTTTTTCCGTATTATCTGCCCCAGTTAATCCTAGAGAGTTTAGTTTAGGGGCATAATATTTCATTGATTCATACATTTGTTCTTTGCTTAAACCACCAGCAAACATAGCTCGCTGTAAATAGTCGGCTGCAGAACCAAGTTCATTTTCTTTTAATCCGTGTGATTCAATAAATTTTGCAAGAAATTCACCTCCAGCAAACTGATCCATATCTAATAGCACGTTAAGTTCTGCAGAAGTTTTTAGAGCCCCACCTAACAAAACTTGGTCAGAGATCCCTTGTTTTTTCAATGCTTGAGCTAGGTTATAAAAATCTTTTCTTGTCCCTGGCAAATCTCGCCCCAAATCGCCAGCAATTTTGCTTATTTCATTAAACTGACCAAATGTCCCGTCTGCTTTCATCATTGCAATTTTAAGATTATTTTGTGACTCTTCTTGGTCAATATATGTCTTAATAGATGACCAAACAGGCATCCCCATTGCCATAGCGTGAGCACCAGTTTCAAAAAATTGTCCTCTAATTTCTTGACGTTTTTCAGAGTGTTTTTTTTGAGCTGAAAGAGCTTGATTTAATTTAATCTGGCTCTTTTCTGCTTTTTTAATTGCTTCACCCAGTTGGTCATAGCGTTTTTTTAATGTGCCAACATCGCGACTTGAATCAGAAAATGCTCGACTTATTGTTCTTCCTAACCGCTGTTGTTGTCTTTCTGCAATACTAATTCGAGTGTTTAAATTGGTGATATGTTTGGTTACTTCTCCGAAAGCTGAACCCACACCTCGAAGAGTAGCTCCAATTACTAAACCTATTGCTAATTCATTTGCCATTTCAGTTATCCTGTGTAAAAATTGGACTTAAATAGGAGGAAGTATGAAAACATTTGAAAATGTGACAAAAGCCGTTATTGCGGTAGGAATGATTGCATTTACAGGTTGGATTATCATTTCACTTTATATTCCAGCGCTTTCTTACCTACATAGCGATATGGGATTGCTCGCTTTGATATTGGGTTTTGTCGTTGCAACGCTTTTTACAGTGCTAGTTTGGGGATTCGTTGGTATGGGCTTCTCTTATATTCTAACAGCATTTGGGGTTATCCTAGGAGCAATCATAGAGGGTATTTCTACCCTCATTGAGCATCATAAACGGGTATAACCTGCTTTCTTTTGACGGTTGGCTTGTTTTAGCCAATCGTTCACTTCAGTAATTTTCATTCTGTCTAAATCATTAAGATTTAACCCAAACCACCAAACCAAATCAGCAAGAATGCTATTCAGTGTTTCCGTCTGAACCATCTTCCCCGAAAAGAAATTTTTGTACTTTGACGTAGTCCTTCCATTTCATTTTATCCATATCTTCGACTACTAAATTACAACAACGAGCAGCAACAATCGTTTCACGATCTACATTATTGTTTCCTTGCTGAGCTGCAATACGAAAATCTCGTACTTCAGGTTCACGCAATTCTAGTGTTTCAATCGTTGAACCATCGGATAACATTAATGGGCGTGAGAGCGTGATTTTACCGTCCGATAAAACTTCTACTTTTTTTGACATAAAAAACTCCTTAGTGGGTTATTGTTTAACTTCACTAAGGAGTTTACGGTTTTTAGCTATGGGTTGATTTTAAACTACTTTAAAGATTTCCTCTAGCCACCTCAATATCAAACAAGATCTGCTCAATATTCTCTTTGGCACTCATCAAATCACCAATCTTGCTTTCAAATAGATTGGCAAGCATTTCCAAATCACTCATTACATCCATCTTTTCAACATTCGCCGTGCGTTCATATTCGGCACTTTGCCAACGAAGAATACTCGGTAAAATCTGGATATGTTGTAAGCTGTCGCAAAGTTTATCTGCGTGGAGTTGCAATAAAGCTTGTGGATTAGTCATTTTCCTACTCTCCCTTTAATGCACGTTGTTTGATAATCGTGGTACGCACGGCAGATTCGGAGCGTCCGGTTTGCTTCATAATATCCGGCACTAAATAACCTTGGGCGTGTAGCTCAAGGATGTGTTGTTTTTCTTTGGCATTCAGCTTGCGACCATAGCGGACAGGCGGTGCAGTTTCTATATCACCTACCAACCTTTCCAGCAAGGCGATGTATTTATCTTTACTAATCTGAATATAGTCTGACTGTGCAGTTGGGGCAGGTAAGGCAGTTTGGCGGGCTTGCAATGCTTCTTTTTCCATTTGGATAAAATAACGGCGGGCTTTTTGACCGAGCTCGGAACGCTCAAGCATGCAAAGTTCTTTTGCCATATCGAGGGTTATATGGTATTCAACTGCTGGCCTTCCGAACAAGCCTTTACTTTTCCCCAAAATTGGGGAAAAGTCCAAACCTTCTTGAAAACCGTAATTTGTAATACGATCTTTGATCCAAGTTGAAAAGTCCTTACCTATTTGTAGGCGAGTATGTAGCTCACGAGCGTTTACGAGAATTGAGGGTTGATTAGCGATTACGCCTTGAAAGGTTGTAATTGGCATATGGTATTCCTTCTGAAAGAAGCCCTATTTTGAGTAGGGTGGTCGGCGGCTCAAAACTGTACCATAAACAGCGGAGTTATTCCCTTGCGGTGTTATATTCCTCGCACCGCCGACCATTGATAAATTAAGTTGTGATTTCACCTAAGGGGCATTCTGGTAATCGAGTTACTCTGATGCTCAAAATTTAGGTAAAAAAATAGCACGAATTACGGTGTGCAGCCGTATGGTAAAATGCTTTTTGAGAGCAGTTGCAAATCTAGCCTAAAAACCGACCGCTTGCAACTGTTTTTTTTGCAATTTATTTTCACTATGTGAAATTAACTGCCGATATTGCTACGGTATTTCTGCAAAATATCTTGCCCTGCAACATTATATTTATTGCTGTAGGCATCGTAGTACAGCACTTCTTTACCATCAATGGTTGCCTTAATACTATGTGCTTTATAAGTCATCGCATATTCTGCAGCTTCATTTTGTTTGTATTCGCCGTTGCCAATTTTACTGAAGCTGCCGTTAATGATAACAACTAACGGTACTTCAGCAACTCTACCTGTGGCATTGAATACCCGTACATTGCCACGCACCATCAACTGTGCAGTTTTGAACGGATTCAGGGCGATAGCCATTGCTTCAGGATAGTAGCCGTCCTAGACAATTTCACCTTCAAGGGCTTCCACCCCTGACGGTAAATTGATTGTGCCGACTAAACCTAAATTTTTATGCTCAACCATCACAGGGTTAAACTCTGGCAATTTAACGCTTTTGGCTTTACCGATAAAACTCACGCCATTGAGATAGATGTTGGCATTATCAACTTGATGAATAATTGCACTCATTAATTACCTCCACGACTGGTTAAATTAATTAAGAACTCACGAGTCACTTCAGACGTATTCGTGATGCGTTCCGCTGGGATTTTTGGCGTGAACTTATATTTAATCGGCACGTTGCCTTTACTAAAGGCATCAACCAAATCCGCATCAGGATCAAGCCAGACTTCAAAACCAACAATAGAACGCAATGTACCCATATAGGTTTCAATCGTGCCTAGCAATGCATCTAGCAAAGCATCATCAATCGGCAAGTCAATAAATTGCAACTCTACACGACGAAGAGATTCATCAATTAAGTCTGCGGTACGTTGTACCACTTCAAAATTGACAATATGGGTTTCCGTTGGGTAATTCGCTAAGCGGTTACCCCACAAGCGGAAGCCTGTACCATAGCTGTTAAATACCGTCGTAATACCCACTGCGTTCAAGCGGTTGGTTTCTGATTGAATATCATCAACACGAGCGGTCAGCGGAATTTCCACTCCAATCACACCTTTTAATTGACGGTTAGACGTTGAGAACCAATAGCCAAAATCAACGTCCGTTCGCATACGCAAACCTGCAGCGTGGGTCGCAAGGCTTTCAAGAGTATTACGATCTCCCACAACGTGTGGGAAGAATAAATGTGTACGGTCACTTGAAGTCTTGAAGTTAATTTGTCCTTCTGTACCACGTCCTGCCAAGGCTTTTGCAAGGGTTGTGCCTTGTGGAGCTTGGATATAAGCAATCGCATTGAGTTGGCTTGCTAGGGTTTCTAGTGCAGTTGCCATTGTTGCTTGGGTGTCGTAGTGTGGGCAGAGTAAAATCTTGGCATCACTACCAAACAAGTTAAAGCCTGCACGCAACATTTCAAAGCCTGTACGTTTGCCTGTACCTGTATCAATCGCACCTTTAATATCTGCTTCCGTGACTTTAGTTGGGTCTGCATAGGTATAAGTCGCAGTCACATTTTCTAACATACGATGGAACTTGATTTCACCTGTCAGTAAATCGGCGGTGTAATCTTGCCCACTTGTCAGCGAACCTGAACTATGGCTAAGACTTAATTCAATCACCCCAGCGTATGCTAAGGTTGCGGTCAGGCGGTCTTTATCTAAGGTTAAATTTTCACTTGAAACCGTCGTACGGTGTTTGGCTGGGTCTAACACATTGACCACATAAACTTGCCCTGCTTGATAACGGCTAATAATATCTAAGGCATCTGGCAAGGTATAGCCACGATCTAACACATTGCCGAATTGTGCAAAATCCTTTTTGGTCATACACAATTTCAGCTCATTCACTGCACCAATAGGGGCAGTGCCGACGATACCGATAATAGCACCATCGACGGTATGAACAGGTACAGAACCGCCTTTCACTCGTTTGGTTTCTGTACCGTGATGGAATTGAGACATACTATTCTCCTATGATTTGGGTTTTAAACGGACATCAAGGGGTTGATGTTCTTGTCTAGCAATCAACGTGGTAAATTTCGGCTCTAAATCGACCGCTTGTAATCGTTGAATTTGCAATGTTTCTGTGGCTAGAACCAGTTGATAAATCCACACACCGCTTTCTTGCTCATCAAACTGTTCTTCAACTAGCCAGCTTGGCGTACAGTCCATCGGTTGAAAGCCAACCACAGAGAGCCGTAACTCATCTAAAAACTGCAAAGCACCAAAGTCGTTATGCAAGTTGCGACTTAACACCGTAAAGACAATATGTACCTTGCGAGTTTGCGTAATCACCGACGTAGAGCGTGGCTCGCTAAATTTTGACCCAGCATAACTAATCAAGACCGCACCATTTGGGTGTGACAGAAAATAATGGCTAGGGTCATCGGGCATTAGCTGAATATCCCAATCGGGAAACTGCGTTTTCAAGCGAGTTTCAAACTCGGTCAAAATCGGCAAGGTGGCAGACATTAGTAACCTCCAGTATCTATTTGCTGTTTGGCTCGCACCGCATATTCACCTACATCAGGCAATAAATCGCCTGTTTCACTCACATCTTCTGTATTGGCTAAACCAAGATGTAACGTACCTTTAGCAATAGCATCTAGTTCTTTAATCACCTGAGCGTAGGTGTCTTTCACCGTTTCAGGCATTTTCATTTCTGCACGGCGAGCGTAGAGCCAGTGACGAGCAAGGTACAAGGCGTGCGAGTTAATCATTGTTGGCACTTGAGTAAGGGGTAAGGCATAACGGCTACGCAGTGATGCATCAATACGTTCACAAGCCGTTTGAATTGCCTGTTCCACCACAGCCATATTCACGTCCGTCGCTCTGTGGTCGTCATTACTGAGTTGAACTAAGATCTGCTTACTAAAAGAGCCAATTAACTCATCAGCGGTGATGTACATTGCTAAGCCTCTTTCGTTTTAGCTGATTTTGGCTTTTCTGCTTTACAAGCGGTCAATTCTGCAGAAAGCGTTGCAATTTCGCTCTCTTTCTCAGCTAATTGAGCTTCGAGTTCTTTGATACGAGCTTCAGCTTCTTCTGCTCGTAAACCATTTTCACTGGCTAAGGCTTCCGCTTTGGTATGGGCTTCTTGAGCCTCGGCTAAAGCGGTTTGCAATGCTTGTTTTTCTGCTTGAGCTTCTTCGGCAAGAGATTTTGCTTTAGCTTCAGCTTCTGCTTGAGCCTCTTGACGAGCTTTAATCGCTTCGTCTTTTGGCTGTAAATAAAGAGAGTTTTGATGATACTCTTGCTCGGTGACTTCAATTTCATCCCCGATTTGATAATGTTTACCGTTATGGATAATGGCTGATCCAACTACAATAGCGACAATCATTTGACGTTCTCTCATATCGTTTCCTTTTCAGTATGTGTAACAATGTTTCATTTCCCCCTTTGAAAAAAAGGGGGTAAGGGGGCTAGACTGCTGATTTAATTAAGAAGCCTGAACTTGGCATTAAAACGTGTTCTTTGTGAATATCAGTACAACGCACGTTATAGACTTTGCCTCCAACTTCGTCATATTTATCTACCACAAGTGAACCTTGACGGCGGAAGGTATAACCAAATGAAGGCTGATACATTGCGTGAGAGCCATCTGCACGAGCTTTCGGCACATACGCCATCACAATATCATTTGCCCAAATGGATGTCGGCTCGGCATCGAGTGTGGCACGGTAAGTAGCACGACCTACACTGACTTCTAACTCTTGACCTTCATCTTTCAACATTTCCGCAAAAAGTTGTGGTGTTAATCGCTGAATACCACGACGTTTCAAAATTTCAACAATTTTGTCGTGTTTGCGTAGTACAGCCCAAACATTAGAAGGGATCACAATTTGGTTTACTGCAACACCCGCTTGTTTACGCACTTTTTCAAACGCATCATCAAACACACCGAAAATATCAGATGCTTTATCGCTGAATTGGCTTGTGCCAGATAACACGATTTTGTTGTTTGAACCATAAATAGACTCATTACTTACTAAGGCGTGAACACGCTTTTCGTGATTTAACATCATTTTTTCACGCACCACAGAAATCGCATATTGCTCATAAGCGAAGTCAGCTTCTTTGCCCTCACGATAGTCAATCGGGTGAGCAAGGTCGTGTTCGACTAACTCAATGGTTTTTTGAGTTACTTTGACTGGGGTAATTTTGTTACTTGCTGCGTGTAATTCACGTTCATCTTCTTCCGCAACAAAGGCTTCATTACCAAATTGTGGTAAACGAGCTCCTTCCTTCGATACTTCTGCAACAGGCAATAATTTATCGCCGACAAAGGCGGCATTTTTGTAGCCCAACGCAAATTGGGTTAAGACAGGGTCTGTCAAGCGAGTATGTACTTTTTGTCCACTCATTTTATTTTCCTCTTGGTTATTTAATTTTGCTTACGCTACATCACCGCACTAATTGCCGTGGCGTAATCCACACTGTGTTGCTTCATATACGCACGAGCTTTGAGGTCTAACTCAACACGAGCAGGGTCGTCCGTTTCAGCATAATTCACTACATTAGGCTCGGTTTCAGCGGCTTTCTCTTTCGTCGCCACTTCACCAAACTGCACAATTTGCGGTTGGGCTTCTAAGAACTTTTTGGTTAAGCTGTGAATAGATTCCCCTTCGTTAAAATTGACGACTTGACCGCTTGCCATCGTTGCCGAGCAGTTAAGCAAGGTAAGAGCAGCGTCTTTTGCAACAGGGGCAAGTTTGCCTTGAGTGACTAAGTTTTCACAAAAGGACGCATTGTCCTCCTTGGTTGCTTCCAGTTTTTCGGCGACTTTCTCTGCTTCAGCTTGAGCTTTTTCGGCTTTTAGCTGGGCATTTTCGGCTTGCATTGCTGCAATTTCTTCGGGTGTCATTGACATTTGACGTTCTCCTTTAGGTTTCTTTGGTTCATTAAAAATAGGGTTAGGCTCAGGGGCTTCATAAATGCGTTTCATATCTTCACGCACGGCATCTTCTTGAATGCTGGATACCAAATAATCAGGCAGAGCTTTATCGGCTTCTTCCTGACCGTGCTTGCCAATAATCCAATCACGCAAACGTCGCCACAGGGTTGCTTCCGTCCAGTCTGAGAAATCCACCACACCTTCTTCGCCTTCGGCAAAAACAGGGTTGCGAAGCCCTTTTACTGCAGGTGGTATTGCCCCTAAAAAACCAACGTGGCGTAAATAGAGCGAGCCTTGTTTAGGATTATTCGGACTATTGGCGAGATAGAATGAAGCAGAGACTTTTTTAAACCGCCCCTTATCCACCATCTCGGCAAATTCAGGATCAACTTGGTCGAGTTCCGCTTTAAGAATATCGCCTTCCAGTTCTAGACGTTTCACCCACGCATACGCAGGGTGGTTATGTTCAGGGTGACCAATCACCGCAGGGGCTTCGTGAAATTCCACGTTATAGCTTTCTACGGCTTGTTTTAGGTCGGCAACAGTAATAGTGACTTCTGTGCCATTGGCATCTTTACGAGTGCCAGCTTTGAAAATTTCGATTAGGTTCATAATGCCTCCGTTTCGATAAGCATTATGAAAAAAGAGAGTGTTTTCTGCTTTTAAACTAGTTTAAGGAATGCAAAAATAAAATAGACAAGTAAGAGAAGTGTAATATGCGATTTAAGGCGTTTACAGGTGTTTATAAACGCCTTGAATTTGTATCGAGCTATCATTTATTGAAAAAAGAATAAAACGCTAAATCGGGCGTTTTAGGCGTTATTTTTGAAATTTAGCTATTGCCAATCACATTTCGTAAAAAATGTTCTGTTTTTGCCAGTAAGTAGTCTTCGTTTTTCTTGCTTACACCAAGCCAAGGGCGAGCAGGGATACCTGAACCTTTGCCACTGGCTTTATTACTGCCAAAGTGATGCAAGCGAGCATACTTGCGGTCACTTCCAAAGGTTACGCCTTCATTGGTTGCTTGAAAGCGAAGTAGATTTTTCAAATAGCCATCGTGAATTAAAATTTTATCGGCATTCTTACGTTTTTTAGCCTGATACTTTGCCGATAATGGAGTCCACTTTTCTCCATCAGGTGAAGCCTGTTCTTTCTCAAAACGGTCTTTGTGAATTGAACGTAACGTTTCACCTAATACCCCAAAGAGCTTTTTACCCTGTTGCAAGTTTTGGGCTGTACGGTGTAAGCCCCTGAGAGCTTGGTCAACATCAAGTTTAATATGGATCATTATTGTTCCTATTGATTAAAAAATAGTTTAGGCGTATAGTTTGGCTATCCGCAGGGGGTTTCCTACTGGAAAGGTTACGCTAGGCAACTACCGTATGATCCTGTTCGAATCAGGCAAACCTGCGGACTACTCTAAATTACCCCATAAGACTTCATAGCCTTTCAAACTTTCCCATTGACGAGCATTGCTAATTTTTGTGCCAGTTGTCACCATATTCAGTGCAATCCGTTCCTTTTTCTTCGTAACACTGTTTTTCACCTGTACTTTATAGTCCATTGAAATGATTATTTTGGCTCCATCTTCTTCATACACAAATAACAGTGCATTAAGTTTTTGAGAACTATCTAATAAAATCGCTTTCGGACTACGCAATTTCTCTGGCAACTGTTGCCAAAACTCAAGCGGTAGGTTTATCCCTTTACCTTGCTTCACATCACGCAAGGCGTGCAGAATATCGTCATCACGCACCGCAATCACGGCTGTCTGCGGCGCAAGCTCCATAGCTTCGAGTTTTTTCACTACATCACGGGGAATAACGCCAACATATTTCATCTGCCCACGAGCCATTTTATCTGCGACAACCGTGTCCACCATCTCTTTCATTGAACGGTTTAATAAGGCTAATGCTGGGGCATAATTCAAGACATTACTCACCGCAGAACTGGCAAACTGCGGTGGAGCTTCGACCAGTTTCTGCATTAAAATTTCATCTACCTTATGCACAGGCACAAGGCGTTTTGGGTGTTCAAAACTTGGATCGACACCTTTCGGCACTCGCACAATTCTCGGACTGCCTGAACGCTGTCCGATCACCTTTTCTTCCCACTCAATTTCAGGGGCTTGTTGCACGGTTTTATTTTGATATTTGAGATCGACATCATCTAAAGCACGCACAGTGCAATGGCAACCGTATGCACGGGTTGGATAATGATAGTCCCACCACGGATCATCTGCTCGTAATACTAAGCCGTCCCACGCAACGTGTTGCGGTCTTGGGTGAGCTGAGTCATTATGCTCATATTCCCAATAAGGCATTACATCAGCAAGTTCACGCTGTTGCATATAACGCCCGTGGTTATAGCTGGCGTAAAGATTAGTGTCATAAATAATACGGCTACGCCAATTTCGCCCACCGTTATATTCCCAGCTATGTTTGTCGGCAATGGCATCGAATACCTTACGAAACTCTTCTAATGTACCACCACGCTCAATCACATCATCTATCGCACGGCGAAAGTCACCGATGATTTCTTGTGTATGAGCTCCTGCAACCACAAAAGCATAGTCGTGGGCTTCGCCGTAAATATCAAGGTAGGTTGCAGTTGGGATATTTACTTTCTTACGAAAGTATTCAATTTGCTCACTAAACGGCAAGGGTTGTGCAACAATGCTCATCGCTTGGCTTCCTGTTTCACTTCATAGCGACCACGCAATGTCGCCGTGGTTAGCCCTTCGGCAAACAGTTGTGCATATTCACTAAAATCTAACTGGGGCAAAATATCATCTAAAATTTGTTGAGCTTCTTCTAAGCTCTCGGCGGTATCAAGTCTTGCTCTAACTTGAGCGATATTAGCGTTTAATGAATGCTGAGAAAGTTCACCCATTTGGCTGACAATCCGATCCATTTCTGTTTCGTGATGGTGATGTTCTGCAAAATTTACCGTCGAACTCACCGCTTTTAGCTCAATATCACCATCTTCAAAGCCATATTCACGCATAAAGTATTGTTTCGTAAACCGCACACCCATTCGGTGTAGCTTCTCATCACGCTCAACTTGCTCGGTATTTATGCTTTCTTGCTCAAAAAACTCAAATGTAGGCAACTGTTCGACATTGAAGTTATAGTGACAAATCCATTGCAACAACTGATTGAAGGTTGCTTCAATCATCGCTTGGTCATCTGCACGGATACTCTCTAACACTTCAAGCCCTGCGGTAGCCGATGCACGATTACTTTCTTGCTCTGTCGTTTGGTTTTGCCCCAATAGCGCAATATTGATTTCACCTTTACAGAACGCTAAGAACTTCTCGTAACTGTCGCTAGAAGCCCCTTTACCTGCGGACTCTACAATTTCCACACTGGCATCATCAGGGATAACCGCAATGGCTGTCCCTATCATTGCTTCTAGGCTATCAGCCAAACGATCTTTTTCAGGCTCTGATGTTGTGCGTGGATGTTTACCGATAAGCCACGGCGAGCCGTATTTTTCGGTAAACTCTAACCAATATTTAAAACCGCCTTTCTTAAAGGTTGCCGCCCAAAAGCACAGCGATAAATCACCTAAGCCGTATGGGTTGTCTTGGGTCGCTTCTTGCGTAGTTAAAAGGAATTTATGCTCAGGCAGTAACTCCCCATCAATCCAATGCTCCTTGGTACGAAAGCGAAGCTGATTGTCTTCATCAAACACAAACCATTCGGGCTTTTTACCGATAATTTCAGCTGGCACAATCAAACCATCACGCTCCGCCCAAATCACTTCAGAAACTTGATAGCCAAACAGTGACGCATTGAGCATTTCAGTGATGATGTTATTTAATGGCAAGCGGTTAAATACTTGATAAAGTTGCTCATCAACTTTTTCATTATTCGTGGTCGTAATTCGCCACTCTAGGCCTTTAATTGCCGCCTTTCTGCGACGGACACCTGAACGCACCTGCCCGTCTGAAAGTAGCTCACGGTAAACAGCAATGTCTTTCCCCATTTTTTTGAGAATAGGATCAGGGTTCGGCAGATGATACCCCGTTGCCCAATGGTCAAAACTTCTTGCACGAGTGGCAATTTCGCTGATTAAGTCTTTTTTATTTTTCATATCCTAATAACCTTCAGAAAGTTGCTGGCTACGACGTGGTTTGCGTGCTAGTGGTGCAACAGGTTGCTTCACATCAGATGCCGCATACAACGCTAAGAAACAAGCCCAAGTTCTATCTGCGTGACCTTGACTATCTCGTTCTGCAACAAAGCGTGGCTGACCATTAGCTCCAGTCACCTTTTTGAGCTTATGCAAATCTTCTCGTAATACTTTATCTCCCTGCGGAATGCGTAGTCGTTTATCTTCAAATACTTCTTTTCCAAGGGTAGCAAGCATCATTTTATTCGTTTGGGTGAAAATAACCCCTTCAACTCGGTATTCACCGAAACGGCGTTTAGCATCTTCTACGGGTTTCTCCCCTAAGCCTGTTTGGTCAATACAACAACGCAATACACGGTATTCTACAAATACTCGGTCAAGCTCAGCATCTTGTGTTGCAAAACTCGCTCGTTTTAAAGCGGTGATTTCTCTTGTCCAGAATACATCACCTACTAGTTCAATAACCCAAATAATAAATAGGTCATTTCGCACCCCAATATCAACGCCGACAAAACACGGGTTACCTGTATAGTGGAATGGTAATCCTGCGTGTGAATGCTCAACACCATCAATCAAATCATAAGAAAGCCAACTACTTGCTTCATCTAACTATTTCAACTCAAACTCTTGAGCCCACGCATCTTCATCATTTAAGCCCACTCTTAACTGTTCTACATTACGTGGTAAGCCATCTGCAACAGCCTGATAAATATCAACTGAGTGGCGTGACCATTCATTATTATTTAAGTCAGTCATCAACTCGTAGAACTTGTTACCTTTACCATTTGGGGTAGAAACAACTCGTAATTTCCAACCAGCAGAAATCACAGGGAATAAGGCTTTCCAAATTTCACGGCTATCTTGGTGGAATGCAAACTCATCTAAGAACACATTGGCTGAGAAACCACGAGCCGTGTCAGGATTGGCAGGTAATGCAGTGATTTTTGAACCATTAGGGAAGATCACTTCTAAGGCATTAATCGTAGTGTCTTCTTTAAAAGGCACTTCCAATACTTCGCAAACAATCCCCATTGCTTCAAGATGGCGTTTTACTCCTTCATTCATTGCTTCTTTCGCTTGGCGTTCTCCACGAGAAAGGATTACCCAGCGAGTACGTTCGCCGTTGGCTTCTGCTTCTAAGCAATCCAGTACAATTTCAAGGGTAGTGGTAAATGTTTTACCTGTTTGACGAGCAAACATTGCTACTTTGAAACGGCTTTTATCGTTTAACCATCGCTTTTGATAGTCATAGAGAACGGTGTTATTCAATGCCATAAACTGCTTTTACCATTTTTGTCACATCTTCAAGGGATAGTCCTGCTTGTGTACCACTTTCTTCTACGGCTTTAGCAGCTTGTTCAATCACTTCCTTGCGGATTTTACGTTCACGCTCATAGCTTAAACTTTCCGCTTGCTCCAAACGTTGTAATGCTGACGATAACAATGCTAAATCTTTCGGCTCAATACCACCTTCTTGTTCACCCAATCTAATGGACGTTTCAAAGGCAATATTCTTCACCATTTCCATCACGATTTTCCCAATGTCAGACTGCGGAGCTTCACCAAATTGTTTCGTCCAAATTTCTGCCACTTCTCGTGCATTACGGATTTTACTTGCCATTTTTTCCATACGATTGGCATAGCGATTTAGCCCTGTTTTACTTAAACAATAGCTTTCATCAAGCCCACAATCACGGATCAGATCGTTAATTTCTTCTAGAATTTGCGTTTGTGAATATTGCTTATCACGCAACATCATTGCCAGTTGGGTTTTGATGTTCGGCGGTAATAAATCCACTTTACTTGCACGTCCACGGGTCGTTTTCTCATTCATTTAAACGCTCCTTAAATATCCTTTAAAAACCGTTTAAACCTTAGGTCTTGGGCGTTTTACCCCTTCAACCGTCACTCGACCTTGAGCCACATCTAACCCACGTTGCGTAATGCTGGCAACCATATAGCCATCTTTTAAACGCTCAAGCTGAATAAGCCCTTGCTCTTCTAACCATACAAGGTGATTACGCACGAGATCACGGCTAATATCGTGACCATATAAATCAAGGCAATCACTTAAAATAGACTCGTTGGCATCATAGCCAGCTTCGGCAAGAGAACGTAAAATTACTAAACGTTGATCTTTGGTTAAAATTGTCTGCATACATCATTCCTTTAATACTTTTGCTTCAAGTAATAAGCCGACTTGGTGATTTATTGAAGTCATTTTTGCATTAGCCGTTTGCGTTTCCCCTCGCACTTCCGTCATTAAAATTTCAAGTCTTGCGACATCTTGAGCGGTGGGTAAGTTATCCACTTTTGTTTCAAGCTGAGTTAAACGTCGGTCATAGTGTTCAACATTTTCAGCAAGGGTATTCACATCGGATTTTTTGGCATACTTACTATCCATTTTTAGCCAAAATCCAGCCCCAACTAAACCAATAACAGTAGAAATCAAGGCGAAATGTTGGCGTAAGAAATCCAGAATCTCTGTCATTTAGACTGCTCCTTACAGACTTCTTCATAGGTCAGATTGTGTGCTAGTACTTGGCGTTTCGTTTCCGTCGTATCCTGACGGCTTGGGTAAATCAGCCCGAATGGCGTGCAACCTGTCGTCGTCACGGAAGTAGTTGTGTGCGTGCAACTGCTCATCAACGGTATCAGGGCTAACACGCTGAACATTTTCACGATGCGTTTGTTGAATTTTTGCATTTTGTACCTCTGCATTTTTTTGCTGAATTTCGACCGCTTGTTGTTGGTTTTCTGCTTGTAGCTTCCGATTACGCTCTGCTAAGCGTTCTGCTTTGAGCCAAAGCCAAAACAAAACACAAGCAGCAAGAAATAACACCACGGTCACAATTTTTACTGTCATCATTCAAACTCTCCTTGTCGCTTGCTACTCAAGGCATTAGCAAAACCTTTTGTAGCCACTTGACCACCGCAGAACACCGCAAAGGTCATAAATAATTCAGGCACATAACTGCGATCTAAATAGACGCAATAAGCCAAAATCGCTGACATCAACAACGCCCCGAAAAACTGGATAAATCCAGTGGTCGAAAGGCGACCGTCTGAATTAGTAAAGAGTTCTGCAAATTTAGCCATTACCAATACCACCCACGTTCTAATAAAATCACTTCAGCGGTAGTGTAACGACCGCCATTTTTTGCACGACTGCGTTTAGCATTGTTGCTGAGTTTTTTCATTATTCATCTCCCACATCATCAGCGATATAACGCAGATTGCCTGCCATACGGCGAATCCAGCCCTTGCCAAAATGTTGGAAACCACTGAGCTTGGTGTAGAACTCAAGGCGTTCTGCATTGAAAAGGGTAACGACTTCCACGGTGGAACGCTTACGAATTGCCGCAAGGGTAATCTCGCCAATAATGCCATCATCAACGACACCCACAGCACGTTGTAGCATACGGCTGGCATTACCCGAACCGTGATTGACACAGGCATCAAAAAACTGAAAGGCAAGCTCAGGGGGAAATTCACTGCAACGATAGCGTTGCCAAAAGGCTTTTAAATAGATTTGCTTGGCATCATCACGAGTCATTGTGAACATTGACCCTGTATAGCCATTTGCACGAGCAGTGTGAATAGTGATACCGAATTTGGTTTCACCGCCTGCATCTCGTGGGTCATTTACATAGCCACCTTCGTGTTGAATAACACGATCAAAGGCTTTGTTAAAATCAGAAAGGGTTGCGGTTTGGGACATAAAAAACTCCTATTAACTTTTTATAAATTGGTTTAAAAGTTAATAGGAGTTTAGATGTGGTAGGGAGATTTCTATTTTAAACTGATTTAGAAATCAGCCACAAATGACTTCTATAATGTGGATATAAAGACAAAATTTTGTGAGTCCGTAGAAAAAACAACCCCAAACAACGATTGATAATAACCTATAAAGCCTTCTTTGCTTTCTGATTAATTCATCAATTTTTGCTTTATCTTTTTGCCAATCCGGTTTTAGTTCTTTTGGCACTTTGCCTTTTTGTTCAAATTGTTCGACATCATCACTTAGATTATCTAGAACTTGTTTTTGATAAGTTAAGCCCAGGTAACACATAGCACAATAAAAACAAAGTGCAACATACACTAGCCAATTATCTCCTGATCTTAGCGTAGTTGGAATAGCAGTTAAAAGCGGCAGACCCAAAAATTGGGGTAGAAGTTTACTGATACTATCATTTACCCTAGAGATAAATTTTTCGCTATTTTCTGTAAGTTTCTTCACAAACTTTTCATAGCTAAAATTTTCCATATAAAGAGCATAATCCTTTCGAACGCCTTCATTAATGCGTTCTATTTTTTGTAACACATCAAGAATAGTTGCTCCTTGTGGAAAGGCATTTGCAAAGGCTAAGGCTAAAATAGATTTTTTCTCATCAATATGTGAGCTTGTTTTTTCATCATGTAGCCAGTTTCCAAAATCAAGAATAAATTGCAGTTGTTGGCTACTTAATTCCTGTAATATGGTGCAGAACGGTAATGGCTGTTTTGATACATCAAGAGATAACTCAAAGGTTTTCTTACTGAAGAAGATCAGCTTTTTATTCACGCTATCAGAATAAGAAGCCATAGAAATCAGTTGATGTAAAAAGGCTTTAATTCCCACATAATTCAGAAGATATTGTGGTTTGCCTACATCATCAAAAACGATTTTTTCAGATTTAATAAAATAAGGCTTATCACTTACTTGGGGATTATGCAGATGAGCCATATCCCCTTTGACAAATCCTTCAAAATTATCATACAAACGCCCTAATGACATTTTTGGAGGATTAATGATTAATTGAATAGGTTGGTTAGTCGTTAATTCAGTCGTATTGACTTGAATACCCGATTCATCGAAATACTCGTCAGATGAAAGCAATTTGAGTAATTCAATATCTTCTGGTGAATTAGTGCAAAACACCGCCTTATCCGAGTTTTCAACAAACTCAGATTGACGGTAAATTTTAACTAAATCAGCAAAAGTGATTGCCATTATTCAAATGCTCCGAATAGACTTTCTGGTGGGTTATTGATGATGATTTTACCACTATTCAGCTCAATATCGCCACTTAAAACCGCAGTGCGATCAAAACTTAATCGCCAATGTCTTGTTTTGCCTGTAAATGTTGAAAGTTTTTTAATGGAACGTTTATCTGGAATAAAACCATCAGCTACCCCATTTTCAGCATCGGCGAGTTTATCTTTTAATTCTTGTGGATTTTCAGACCACACGCGGTTGGCAAATGTTTCAGCAGAGAATGGCTCTTCGTTATTGCTTATTTCGTATAAATGCTCTTGTGCTCTTTCAAAGAACTCTGTTTTCTGCTCAACATCTAATTCTTGTTCATTGGCAAATTCTTCTAAACGTTCAACTAATTTTTTCGTTTCTTGCTGAGCAATAAGCACATCATTACAACCAAGGAAAAGTTTGAAGTATTGTGCAATGTCGCCTTGTCCTTTGAGAAAACTAATATAGCGTTGTTCACCTGCCTGCCAAGCCGTTAGGTTAATTCGTCCGGCGAATTTTAAATGTTCTAACGCCAATACTTCTTCTTCCACTAATTGCCAATCAGTTGTAGAAAACGCCATTTTTTCTGACAAAATCGCAATGAGTAAGTAGTCATTTTGGTTTTCTGCAAAATGCACAATAAAAACTTTACCGCCTGTGGCAAGGGGCTGTTCTTGAATTTTAGTTGAAAGCGTGTTCATCATTCTTTCGGTGGCGGCATAAAAGTCTTGATTTACCAAATACTCTCGTACAATACGGGGCATTGGGTAGCTATCTTCATCAGCATCAAATTGCCCAAAGCCTTTACCTGCTCGACTAGCATAAGATTCTGTGAGTTTTGTTAGAAAGTTTACGTGTGTTTCTGTTGTAGGGATTTCGTTTGGACTAGGAATGATTTGTGGCATTCCTTGAACTTCTTTATTTAAAATGTGATAAATAATATGTTTAATGTCCATTTTTATTCCTTATGTTATTGGTTTATTTCTTCACATCTTCCGCTGCACTACGCAACCTGACGAGCCGTAAGTGCCGCCGCTTTCGCCAAACCTTTCGCTGCTTGTTCAATCGCCTCTTTCCCCTGTTCGTTACTTTCTCGGTAGTCTTCAAGGAGGGTTTGTTCTTTTTGGGTGAGGGGGCTTTCAGGTGTGCCGCCGATAAACATCTCGCCTTGTCCTGTTAAGAGCCAGTTTAAATTTATGCCCAAATGAATAGAAAACTTGATTAAAATTTCAACATTCGGTTCTCTAACCCCTCTTAAATAATTCTGCAATGTACTGTAAGAGATCCCTGTAATCTCTGAAACCTCTACTATTTTCAATAATTTAGCGTCAAAACTAGCTCTTAATCTGTCTTTTAGTTTCATTTGAATATATTCCTTGATTAAATGTTCCCAAATGAATATAATTTACCACATCAACAACAAACGAACCATAATGCAACAGAAAAGAGGAGGCAATAATGGCTCGCCAACATAACACTACTGAGGCGTTAGCTCCGTCTTATTTTCCAATAAATACTGTAGCACTACTACAAGCTCTTTCGCCGCTTGTTCCGTTATCGCAAACGGAAAGAGCTCGCCGGGGGTGGTGGCTTTTATTGCAATCACATCATTCAGTGGATCCCACCCCGCTTCTGCGAAGCCAGTTATTTTTGCCATTGCATATAGCTGTTCAAAGTAATCGTTTTGGGGGAATGGTGTGTTTTCTACCATCATCAAATCCTCTTAAAAAATCAATAATCCACATTTTACCACAACACAACAAGGAGAAGAAATGAACAACACAAATTTTCAACCCTTGCCTTATCCGCAAACGCCTGAAACGGCTCGGGCGTATTTTTTACAGCACGGGATTAACCGTAGCGAATGGGCAAGATTTTTTGGCATTGACCAGCAGGCGATTTCCGACCACTTACGAGGAAAGCTGAAAGGCACTTGGGGCGAGTCGCACAAGGTGGCGGTGTTGCTGGGGTTGAAACCTAACCCTGAAACCAAAGCTGCGGCTTAACGCAAGGTGGCGACCTACGCATTGCTCTTTAATAATTTGGTAGATCCTAAAGCGATATTTTTGCAGAAAAAATGCGGTTTTTGACCGCTTTGTTATAGGAGATTTTTATGAACAATGAAAATAAAAACGACCGTTGCGGTGCGAACGCAACAGCCGTTGATGAGTATGAAATGGCATTAAATGCCTATAAAGCTAGCCTTTCAGATGAGCAACGAAATCTGCTAGTGCCTGTGATGCTGCTTCAATGTGGGCTGGTGGTGTTCTCGCCGAAGTGGCTAGTGGACTTCCAAGCACAGCATTTTGTAGCTGATGACGAATAATGGCTCGTTGGCGTGGGGTAACGCCATCATTGAGCAACAGTTTAATAATAACTTCTTGAGCGGTAGTAATGCCTTTTAAGGTTTCAATATCGGCTTGAAGTTGTTTAAGTTGGTTTTCCATTGATTACTCCTATGTTGATTGAATGGAGTAACTAAGATAGCAAGGAGAAAAAACAATGAAAAGAATGTTAGAAAAACTTTGTCTTTGGTATTTGAAAAAATACTGGAACAGCAAGGCTTATAAAGCCGAACAGGCAAAACAACAAGCCAAACAAACAGAAAAACAACCGCACTTTTTAAACGTAGGAGCAGTGAAATGAGCCGAGAAAAACTCAACACCACGCAACGGGCATTGCGGATTTTAAAAGCCTTAAAAGGCAGAAGTTTGACAGGGCTAACCAATAAAGAAATGTGCGAAGCCATTGGCGAAACGCCGGTAAATGTGACCCGTGCCATTGCCTTTTTAGAGGCGGAAGGCTTTGTGCAACGGTTGGACACCGGTGCTTATGGCTTGAGTTATCAGATTTTACAAATTGCCGTGGCACACGAAAGCGAAATGCAGAAAGCCTCGGAGCGATTGGCACAGGTACGTTCCCGAGTGCAAGCAGGTGCATTTTAGGCAAATTTTACAATAGGAGAACAGAATAATGAGTGAATTAACGTTAAGCCAAGAACAGAATGCGGTGGCATTAGCCGCAAAGGCGATGACGCAGGATATTGCAGAAGCCCACGAAGCGATGGGGATGTTAAAAGCCTTTAACTTTGTTGGCAAATTGCTGACGGTCGGTAGTTTGAAAATTTTAGCCGATATTAAGGAAACCAAGAAATACAAAGGTTTAGTCACTTATGTCGACGGAAAACTGCTGACGGTCGGTAGTTGGGAGCAATATGTAACCGCTTGTGGTTTAGGTGTAAAGAAAGTTGATGAAGATTTGAGAAATCTGACGGTTTTCGGCGAAGACTTCCTCGAAACCAGCCAACGCCTTGGCTTAGGCTACCGTGAAATGCGTAAACTTCGCCAGTTACCCAGCGATGCCCGAGCGGAAATTATTGATGCGGATTATTCGGAAGCCACGGATAAGGAGGAGTTGATTGAGAAGATTGAAGATTTAACAGCGAAACACGTGCGAGAGAAAGACGCTTTAACCAAACAGCTTGAAACAGCCAAAGGGAATTATGAGGCACAAAGCAAAGTGATGGCGAATAAAGACCGCAAAATCAACGAACTTTCGGAAGAGCTGGCGAAGAAAAAGCACGACATCGAAACCCGAACACCTGATAAAAAAGGGGGTGATTTACGCAAAGAAACTTCGCAAATTGCCTACGGTGCGGAAGCGATTTTAAGGGGGCAAGTTGGCACGGCGTTTGATGCGTTGCTTGCCCACAGCGAAGAAAGTGGCATTGACCATACGCAGTTTATGAGCGGTGTGGTGGCGGAAATTGAGCTGATTTTGATTGAATTAAAAGATACTTATGGGCTAAATGATGCGCCGTCAGCATCGGTAGACTGGTCTGGTCAAAGTGATGACAGTCTTGGTGATGCGTTAGATGCCATTATTGCCCAAAAAGGTTAAGGATTATGTATGGCGATTTTACCCGAAGTGCTGATGAATATCGCCTTGGAAGTGAAAAAAGCCAAGATGAAAGGCGAAAAATTAGAGCCGATTTATCAGCGTGGTTGCGAATTGACAGGGCTTTCCCGAGCCACGTTAATTCGGCAGTTAAAGCCTTATTTACCGCCAAGCGGTCGAAAAGAGCGGTCTGATAAAGGAGCAAGTCAGTTAGATTTTGCCGAGCTGAAGATCATTTCTGCTGCGTGGTTGGAAAATCGGCGTAATCAATACAAAAAGAAGATGTTACCCCTTGGAGATTTATTGGATATGTTACGAGCAAATGGAGAAATTAAGGCAGAGTTTACCGATGTCAATACTGGTGAAATTCGTCCTTATTCAGAAAGTAGCGTAAGCCGTGCATTGATGAATGCCAAGTTACACCCTGATCAATTATTGAGACCTAAACCAGCAATTAGAATGCGGTCGCTACACCCTAACCATTGTTGGCAAATCGACCCGTCTTTGTGTGTATTGTATTACTTAAAACGTACGCATGCCGAAAACAAAAACGGTTTGCAGGTGATGGAAGAAAAGCGGTTTTATAAAAATAAACCTGAGAATGTAGCAAAGGTAGAGAGTGATCGTGTCTGGCGGTATGTGGTAACAGATCATCATAGTGGCACAATTTATGTGGAATACGTTTATGGTGGTGAGACATCGGAAAACTTGTGTAATGTGTTCATTAACGCAATGCAACGTAAGGAAACACGCCGTGATGAACCTTTTTGTGGTGTGCCGAAAATGGTGATGTTAGATCCTGGTTCTGCGAATAAATCAGCAATGTTTGACCATTTATGCTATCAGCTTGGTGTTCATAAGCAAGTCAATGAACCTGGCAATCCAAGAGCTAAAGGGCAAGTAGAAAAGGCGAACGATATTGTTGAGCGTTTATTTGAAAGCTGTTTACGCTTTAAATCAGTGGCAAACATTGATGAATTGAATGAACAAGCTCACGAGTGGATGCGTGATTTCAACACTCATCGAAAGCACAGCAGACACAATATGCCACGTTATAAAGCGTGGTTACATATTACCGCAGATCAGCTGGTATTAGCTCCTAGTGTAGCACTTTGCCGTGAGTTGATGGTTTCTAAATTAGTTGAACGTCAGGTTGATGGTCAATTACAAGTGAAGTTTGAAGGGCGTGTTTATGATGTCAGTAAAGTCCCAAATTTGAATGTGGGCGATAAATTACGCTTAGGTAAAAACCCTTACCGTCCACAATGTATTCAAGTGGAGTGCTTTGAACAAGTCTTAAATGAAAAAGGGGAAATGGAGCTTGAACCATATTGGTTTGTTGTTGAGCCGATTGAAACCGATAAATTCGGCTTTGATGTGAATGCGGCAATTATCGGCGAAAGTTATAAATCACACGCAAAAACACAACTTGAAACGCATCGTGAAGAAGTTGAGCGTTTGGCTTATGGTGTTACTGATGATGATGCGTTGAAACAAGCGAAAAAAGCCAATGCACCACTCTTTAATGGTCGCATTGATCCATTTAAAACCATTAAAGAACGCCCTGATACGGTATTTATCCCGAAAAAAGGACAAGAACACGAGCTGACAACCAACGCAAGACGTGTGGAGCAAAAGCCTGTTTGTCTTGTGGAATGTGCTAAAGCACTAAAAGGTAAGTTTCCTGAGTGGAGTGGTAAACATTATAAACATTTGGCGAAACACTTCCCTGATGGTGTTGCTGTGGAGCTGTTAGAGCTGTGGTTACAAGGTGTGGAATTACCTGAGATTTTAAACCCTGAAACCAAAGTGTTACAGCTTAAAGTCGCTTAATTTTGATGAACGGAGATTAAAGATGTGTTGAAACTAAAACAGGTGTTGATTGATAAGGGTGTGAGCTTTCGGCAATTTGCTCAATCAGTAAAGATTTCTCCCACTGCTTTTTCATTACTGATTAATCAACATCAAAAACCCAAAAATTGGGAGAAAGTAGAAGAGAATTTAATAGCTGCTTTGCAAGAATTTGGCATAAACCAACCGCTTGCAACGCTATTAGAAAAGGAAGCGACAGGGGAAAGTTGGGCGACCGAGCCTGCCGCTTCCGTCCCTAAAACCAAACAAGAAATTAAGGACGACATTATGTTACTCGCAAAACAGGTTTTATTTCCAGCCACGAAGAAACATTTTGGGCTATTTCGTGATCCGTTTGCAGAAGATATACGCAGTGCGGAAGATGTTTTTACCTCCGCTGATGTGCGTTATGTGCGAGAAGCTCTTTTCCAAACCGCTAAACACGGTGGTTTTATGGCGGTAGTAGGCGAAAGCGGTGCCGGTAAATCGACCCTACGCCGTGATTTAATCGACCGCATTAACCAAGAAAACGCCCCTATTCAAGTGATTGAACCCTATATCATCGCAATGGAAGACAATGATGTGAAAGGTAAAACGCTGAAAGCATCGCATATTGCAGAAAGCATTATTACCACCCTTGCCCCGTTGGAAAATGTGAAACGTTCGCCTGAGGCACGTTTTCGCCAGTTGCATCGGGTATTGAAAGAGAGTGTGAAATCCGGTTATAGCAATGTGTTAATCATCGAAGAAGCACATGCCTTGCCTATTCCCACGCTGAAACATTTGAAACGCTTTTTTGAGTTGGAAGACGGTTTCAAAAAACTGCTTTCTATTGTGTTAGTCGGTCAGCCTGAGCTGAAGTTGAAACTGTCTGAACGCAATACGGAAGTGCGTGAGGTGGTGCAACGTTGCGAGATTGTCGAGCTTGCACCGCTTGATGCGGAGTTGGAACGCTTTGTGGAGCATAAATTAGAACGTGTGGGCAAACAGGTGAGCGATATTTTTGAAGAAGATGCGTTCTTAGCGGTTCGCCAGCGTTTGGTGGCGGTCAATCGACAAAAACAATCCACGAGTTTGCTTTATCCGTTAGCGGTAGGCAATTTGCTGACAGCGGCGATGAACTTAGCGGAGAGTTTGGGTATTCCGAAAGTGAATGGACAGGTGGTGATGAATGTGTAGGAGTTGGGCAATGGTACGAGAAATTCTTTTCATTTTAACCGCACTTTGTGCATTCAGTTTATTGGGCTTGGTTTGGTAAGGAGTTGAAAATGGCAAAAAAAGCAGTACGAGTAAAAGCAGAAGTTCACGAATTGAACCTGCAAACCGCTGATGATGTAGCGTTGGCGATTAAACAGATTGGCGATTTAGAGCGTGAGCAGGTGCGACTTTCCACCCTGCAAGCGGACGAGAAAGCACGCATAGATGAGCTTTTTACGCCACAAATTAACCGCTTGAAGGAAGAAGTGAAACCGTTGCAAAAAGCTATTCAGGCTTATTGCGAAAGTCGCCGTGACGAATTAACTAACGGCGGTAAGCAGAAAACGGCTTACTTTACCACAGGCGAGGTGCAGTGGCGTGCGAAACCGCCTGCGGTGGTGGCAAAAGGGATTGACGGCATTTTGGAAAGCCTGCGCAATTTGGGGCTGTTCCGCTTTATTCGCACCAAAGAAGAACTCAATAAAGAGGCAATGCTGGCAGAACCTGATGTGGCACGTTCGATTTCGGGCGTAACCATTCGGGAAGGTGTGGAAGAGTTTGTGATTAAGCCGAATGATGAGGAGGTTCGCAAATGACCCCAGCAAGACAGCAAGAGTTACGTTCGCTCTATCAAGAAAAAGCAGAAGCCGCTGCCAAAATTGAGCAACTTGGCAATTATGCTCAAGCGATAGATTTGTGGAATTTGGCAGACAAATACGCTTTAACCATTGAGCAGAAAGAATGGTGCCGCCGTCGTGCGGATTATTGTAAGAATTGGCAAGGTAAACGGGAGAGAAAAAATGCTTGATGCACTTGAACAACTTAAACTGCAAGTTCACGAGGCGATTGTTCAGCTACAACAAGCAGAAAAAGCCTTACATAAACAAGAAATGACCCACGCATCTATTTATGTAGAGAATGCGAAGGGGATTTTGGTGAAATTGGGGATGTTGAGATGAAAAAATATCGTGCAAAATTCCATGTTAGTGTTCAACCCAAAGAAGATAATTTAGGTATTAAAACAGGCATTGAATCTGCCAGATTGCCACCACAGATCACTGAACTCATATCAGATCTTATGGTTAAAATCCCCATTCTGATTAAAACAGGTTGGTTTACTATTATTGATAAATATCCTGATGCGGAAAATGGCTTTGATGTTGTACTGAGTTTTGATTTTGAAAAAGATGAAGACAATGATTGGACAGCTTCTTGTCATGTGGATGATGTTGGTAAAGTAGATTGTCTAATATTGGGAATGATAAAAATGATTATTCAAGAAGATCCTATTATTGATGAACTCATTGAGATGGGTTTGGACGAATTAGATTTGCCCGACTCTATACAACACTTTACCCCTACTTGTTAAACGATGAAAACCACCTTCTGGTGGTTTTTTCATATATGGAGAACCGAAAATGAAAGTGAAATGTAGTGCCTGTGGTGCGATACATTCTTTGGATGCGTTAGTGGCTAATGAAGCGGCAAGCCAAGCCTTAAATGCGGCATTGCTTATCAATGGTGAGTTGGGGCGAGCGTTGATTGGCTATTTGGGGCTGTTTCGCCCTACTGAATCATCACTGACTTTTAAGCGAGTAACAACGCTACTTAACGAACTTACGCCAATGATTACAGCACAAACTATTAAACGTGATAGGGATACTTTTCCTGCACCGCCTGAAGCGTGGATTTATGCAATAAGTCAAATGTTGGCAAATCGCCAAACCTTGAAATTACCTCTGAAGTCACACGGTTATTTGTTGGAGATTATTGCTAGCTATAAACCTGTGAGTACGGCGGTAGTTGTTAGTGACTATGGTAAATCTCATACTCATTCAACATCAAGCAAGATGAATGCAGTGAAGGGAGCATTGGAATGGGCAACGAATGGATAAAGCCGATTTTAGGCAAGGGTTTTGCTATTTTGCTGACCTTACGACTGAAAAATTCCCCAGCGGAAGATATGGTTAAGCCTACACTAGAAACGTGGTTTCAGGTGATTACTTTTAAACGTATTTGGGAACAATCTTTAGATCAATGGAGATTTGAAGAGGCATTTATGTATTTGGCTCAAACTTGTGAATGGTTTCCTGCCCCCAAACATTTGTTAGAAGCGATGCCGCCCAGAAGGATGAAAGCATTGCCTGAACCACAAATCAGCGATGAACAAATGGCAAAAAATTCAGCAAGATTGAGTGAACTACTCAAGCAATTAAGAAGAGGACGTTATGCGAAATAAGCTGTTGCAGTTAGTGCATATTGGTAAAAATCAGTTGGGAATGGACGATGAAACTTATCGGAGCCTACTTTCTCAACAATTCTATCAAAATTCTGCAAAAAATATAAGCTATTCAGAACTTGTAAAACTTGTGAAAATATTGCAAGAAAAAGGGGCTAAAATTCGGTTGCCTAAAGCTGAGAAACTATCGCCTATTCAGCGGAAGTTGTGGGCTGTTTGGAAGCAAATGGCAAAGGAGAATGTTGTTGCTGAAGGAAGTTCTCGGGCGTTGGATAGCTTTGCACAACGCTATTTCCCAACAGTTAAACATTGGAAAGAACTTTCTGATACCGATACGGCTTCTTTATTAGAAACCTTAAAGCAATGGAAAAAACGAGTAGGTAATTTAGTATGAATATGGCCAAATTTGACAATGAAGACTTTCACACAAAAGCCCCTGACCTGTTGGCAGATTTGGCGAAACATACGGTATCTACTGCGAAAGAGTTAGCTGGTATTGATGAGCAAACTGCTGAAAATATTGGTATGGTGGTTGCAATGAAAATTGGGCAGTCTTGGGGCGGTTTGAATGTTTATATGCCAAAAGCATTGGAATTGTTCGCTTGTGAACGAGAAAAACAAATCTATAATGAATTTACTGGTAATAATCATTCTTTTCTCGCCAAGAAATATGGGCTTTCTCTTCAATGGATCTATAAGATTGTGAAGCGAGTCCAAAAAGAAGAAGTTGCTAAACGCCAGTTAGATATGTTCAAAGAGTGATTTCCCTTCCCCTTAAAATGAAAAACTCAGTCAAAATCTGCTGAGTTTTTTATTTCTCTATGTGTAATGTCTTTTCATTTTTTATTTCACATTATTCCGTTTAATTCAATTTTCTCCCTAATTTATCTTACTTATTTAATGATGGTTATGTTGGATTGGTTTAATATTAACCGAAAAGCATTTAATTTATCTACAAAAAAATGCTTATTATCTGATTTCCACTTTCACGATCTCCGCCACACTTGGGCGAGTTGGCACGTTCAAGCAGGAACACCACTTTTCACATTAAAAGAATTAGGCGGCTGGGAAACCTTAGAAATGGTTAAAAAGTATGCTCATTTAAATGCAGAACACTTATTGGAACACGCAAACAAGGTCGAAATTTACGGTACATTTACGGAACATTCGCAAAATGAGCCCAGATTAAGATTAGTTGCATAG